CCTTCCGGCGCTTCTTAAGTCTTTGCAAGACAGAATCGCCAAACTGGAATCTGAAGTTGAAGGATTGAAGAATGAATCAAGAGAGCCTGAAAAGCCTGCTGGATCAGGAAATCGACGACGCTATCGGTTACGTGCAGAGCGAAACGACGGAATCGAGAACGAAAGCTCTGGAGTATTACCTTCGCTATCCGTACGGGAATGAGGTAGAAGGCCGCAGCCAGATTGTTACTGGCGAGGTTGCAGAAGTCATTGATGGCGCATTGCCTCAACTGATTCGCATCTTTACTGCTAGTGATGATGTCGTTCGGTTTGAACCTGTTGCTCCTGGCGACGAAGGTCCAGCTAAACAAGCCACAGACTACACAAATTGGGTTTTCTACAAAGACAACCCTGGCTTTGCTCTGCTGCACGATTGGTTCAAAGACGGACTCCTTGAGAAAGTCGGCATCGTTAAGGCTTATTGGGACGATTCCTACGACATCACCAAGGAAACTTACCAAGACCTGACAGACGATGAATTGACCCTCCTACTTTCGGATGGTACTCGGGAGATCGTTGAACAGGAGACGGTTACCTATCCAGTGTTCAATCCAGATGGATCACCAACGATTGGGACTGATGGCGCTCAACTGATTCAGTCTTCTCATAGCGTAAAAGTTATGAAGAAGACAAAGATTGGGCGAGTAAAGATTGAGAATCTGCCGCCAGAAGAGTTCCTGATCTCTAAGCGTGCTAGGACGATTGCTGACTCGCCTTTCTGCGCACATCGAGTTTTGCTTGCTAGGTCTGATCTGGTTGCGATGGGTTATCCGCAAGAGATTGTTGACAACCTGCCTGCTTACGACGATCTGAGTTTCTCTCCAGAGCGTGTGGCTCGATTCTCTGAAGGAGAGCAACCAAGCGGAATGGAGTCCAACGACCCATCAATGCAGGAAGTTGAAGTCTATGAGTGCTATATCCGCGCTGACATGGATGGAGACGGAATCGCAGAGTTGCATCGGGTTGTCTACGCTGGCAAAAAGATCATGGAGCAAGAGGAAACGGACTATGTTCCGTTCCACAGTCTCTGTCCTATTCCAATTCCCCATAAATTTTATGGGTTGAGCCTTGCTGACAAAGTAATGGATCTTCAACTCCAGAAGTCCACTATTACTCGGCAGATGTTGGATAACTTGTATCTGACAAACAATGCGCGGGTTGGTGCTGTTGAAGGCCGAGTCAACATTGAGGATTTGCTGAGTGTTACGCCTGGTGGCGTGGTTCGGATGAAAGATCCGAATGCGGTTGTTCCTCTTGCTGTGCAGCCAGTTGCAAATCAAGCCTTTCCGATGCTTGAATACCTGGATCAAACGCAAGCAAAGAGAACTGGAATTTCTGATGCAAGTCAGGGCCTAGATCCAAACATCCTACAAAACGTCACTGCAACGGCTGTTGCTGCATTCCAAAATGCATCTTCTGGCAAGTTGGAATTGATCGCCAGGATCTTTGCTGAGACAGGTGTAAAGAGTCTGTTTAAGGGAATCCTGCATCTGCTGTGCAAGTATCAGGACAAGCCACGCATCATCCGCATGAATGGTCAATATGTGGCGATGGATCCAAGGATGTGGAGCAATCAATATGATGTCTCTATCTCTGTGGGTCTTGGTACTGGGAATCAGCAGCAACAGATGGCAATGCTGTCGATGATCCTGTCCAAGCAAGAGCAAATTCTCCAGCAATACGGGCCTGCCAATCCTTTGGTGAGCGTTGGTCAGTATCGGGAGACTCTTGGAAGGATGATCGAGGCGGCTGGATTCAAAGATGCGGCTACCTTCTTCAAGACGATTACGCCACAGATGGATCAGGCTTTGAGCAATCCGCAGCCTCAGCAGCCGCAGCAAGATCCTGCTACACAAGCAATGATGGTTCAGGCAAATGCCCAGATCGCCATTGCACAGCAAAAAGCTCAAGCAGACATTCAGTTGGCAAGAGAGAAAGCTGCTGCCCAGATTCAGTTGGAGCGTGAGAAGGCTGCTGCTGAATTGGTCAGGAAGAAGCAAGAATTTGAAGCCGAGGTCCAGTTGAAAGCCGCTAAAGTCGGTGCTGGCATTGCAACGAACGTACAAATTCCGGGGTAATCATGGCTGACATTGAAACTGGCTACGGAAATGATAGTTACTACGGCCCAGGTGGTGGTTATTACTGGGAAACCTCTGGTCAACCGTCTGGGTCCTCGCAGAACAATGCTTGGCAGACGATGATAAATCCGGCTGATACGTTTATCCCACAAACGCTTGCTGGATTGCCATTGACAAGCCTTCCTATTGAAGGCTATCAGAATCGTTATTTTGGTGAGGGGTATGGCTATGGTGCTGGAAGGTTTATTGACCAAACAACCCCGTTGGCGATGCAGTTTGGCGCTCCACAGCAAACGATTCAAACTCCAACTCAGCGTCCTCTCTATACCCCTTCAGCCTGGGAAGCTCCTGCTATTGGTACAGTGGTCCAGAAGCAAGGAGATCAAACGCTTGCCAACATTCAGACTCAACTGACCAATTTAGCCAATCAGCAAGCATCTTTGCAAAACCAGTTGGCTGGTGGAATTGAGTTGACTCCTGAACAGATCAATATGATCGGAAGTCAGTTCAAGCCTACTGACCTATCTGGGCTGCAAAGCGAGTTGGACGCTCTTAAGGGGCTATACAAGCCGACAGATTTGACGAGCATACAAGACCAACTAAACACGCTCAAAGACTTGTATCAGCCTACTGACTTTACTTCGTTGCAGGACCAGTTGAAATCATTAAAGGATCTGTATCAGCCAACTGACTTAACTGCATTGCAGGATCAGATTTCTTCGTTGAGAGACCTATATCAGCCAGCAGATTTGACATCTTTGCAAAATCAGTTGGCATCTTTGAAAGATCTGTATGGTTCTTTTGATCTGACATCTTTGCAAGATCAACTGACAAGTCTTAAGGATCTCTATCAGCCAACGGATCTGACTTCTTTGCAGGATCAAATCTCTAATCTGAAAGATTTGTATCAGCCTACTGATTTGACATCCTTACAGAATGAACTTGCATCTTTGAGAGATTTGTATAAACCAACAGATCTTTCTGAATTGCAATCTCAACTAGCTGACTTGCAAGGCCGTGGACCTGTTGATTTGTCATCGATCTACGACCAATTGGCAGAACTTCAGAGCCGCCCAAGTTATGAACCCGTAGACTTGTCTACACTGCAAAGTCAACTGGATTCATTGCAAAGCCAAATCAGTGGAATTCAACCAACTGATCTTTCAGGGTTAATTTCTCAACTTAATACTTTGCAAGATCAGGTCTCTGGAATCCAATCAACAGACATCTCTGGCTTAACCTCAGATATTGCTGCACTGCAAAATCAGATTTCTGGAATCAAGCCAACTGACCTGTCTGGAATACAAGCACAGATTGACGCTCTTAAGGGTTTATACCAACCAACTGATCTGACAAGCATCATTGATTCTTTGGCTGCTTTGCAAAGCCAGATTGGTTCTTTGTCTAATTTAGGCCAGCAATCTTCTGAATTGGTTGACTACGGATTACTACAATGAACAAAGCAGAGCGAGCAAAAACGCTCCTAACTGATGATTGGTTCAAGGGTGAATTAGATGCGTTAAGATCGCAGTTCATTACAGAGATCCTTAACTCCAGAGAATCAGACATTGAAGAACGTGAGAAAGCCTACTTGAAAGTAAGGTTTCTTGATGAAATAATTGCACATTTCCAGTCCATTGCTGATAGCGATCAAATCGTTAAGAAGCGGTGGAAAATTCTGTGAATCCGTACCGATTCGGTTAATCGGAAAATTGAAGGAAGCAAATGGCAGAGAACACCGAGCCGCAAGGCAGTGGTTCAATGACTGTGAATCAAGCAGCACAATCCTTTCTTGGATTGATGGATGCTCCGCAGGAATCCGAACAGGAAGCTCCTGAAGAGCAGATGTCACAAGAGGAAGAAGCTGAACCTGAAGAAGCTCCACAAGAAGAGGAAGCTCCTGAACCGCAGCGATTCCGGGTGAAAGCCGCTGGAGAGGAAAGAGAGGTAACCTTTGATGAACTTGTGGATGGCTATCAAAAGGGTCTTGACTACACAAAAAAGTCACAAACGCTCGCAGAACAACGTAAAGCCGTTGAATCTGAGCGATTGGCTGTTGAACAGGCGAAGCAAGCACGTGATGCCTACGCGCAAAGACTAAACCTGATCGAGCAATTCCTGACCCAGCAAAACCAGGGCGAGAACCTTGAGGCGCTCAAGGAATCAGACCCTATTGGCTACGCAGTCAAGTTCGCAGAGAAGACGGAACGCGAACAACAACTGGCAAGAGTAAAAGCAGAACGTGAGCGACTGCTACAACAGCAATACCGCGAACAACAAGCCCAACTTGCACAGCGTGTTGAATCCGAGCGTCAGCGAGTGACTGAGATCATTCCTGATTACGCGCACCCAGAAAAAGGGAACGTAATCAAGAAGCAGATGCGTGACTATGCAACAAGTCTAGGCTTTTCTGAAAATGAACTGTCTCAGGCTTATGATTCCCGCATGATCCAAGCTCTTTGGGAGGCTTCGCAATATCGCAAGCTACAAGCCCAAAAGCCTGACGTAACCAAGAAAGTCCAAGAAGCGCCAAGGATGCTTAAACCAGGCGTCGCAGCAACTCAAAAGGCTGCGGGTGACGAGCAGACGAAAAAAGCTCATGCACAGCTAAGGAAGTCAGGAAAAGTCTCCGACGCTGCTGCTCTGTTTGAACGTCTACTTTAAGGAATCAAAATGCCTCAGTTTCGTACCTATGCCGCAGTTGGTATGCGGGAAGACCTGTCGGATGTGATCTATAACATCTCTCCGACTGACACGCCTTTTATGTCCTCGATTGGAAAGACCAAAGCTACGGCGGTCTACCATGAGTGGCAAACCGATTCGTTGGCTGCTGCTGCCGCTAACGCTGCTGTTGAAGGCGCTGATGCTACGGAAGCAACGCTGACCGCAACGACCCGTGTTGGCAACCGCACCCAGATCAGCCAGAAGACCGTTGGTATTACTGGCACCCTGGAAGCTGTTGACAAAGCAGGCCGTAAGTCTGAAAAGGCTTATCAGTTGGCTAAAGCCTCCAGCGAAATCAAGCGCGATATGGAGTTCACGTTGCTGAACAATACCGTTCAGTCAAACGGTACTGCTGGCTCTACGGCTCGCGTTTTGGGTGGTTTGCAAACTTGGTTGGCAAGCAACACCAGCAACGGCACTGGTGGCTCTGCTGGTGCAAGTGGCACGACTGCTCGCACTAACGGCACTGACCGTACTTTCACCGAAGCTCTGTTGCAGAGCGTTGTGAAGTCTGTCTTTACCTCTGGTGGCTCTCCCAAGGTGCTGATGGTCACTCCGTCCCACAAGCAAACCGTGTCGGCTTTTGCTGGCATCGCTGCACAGCGTTACATGGCTCCTGCTGATGCTCCTACGACCATCATTGGTGCTGCTGACGTTTATCTCAGCGATTTCGGTTCGATGAGCGTTGTTCCTAACCGCTTTATGCTGTCGGGCAATACTGCATCTGATGTGGCCTTTGTGCTTGATCCTGAGTACGCTGCTGTTGCTTACCTGCGTCCGTTCTTCACGAACGACCTGGCTGTTACCGGTGACTCTGCCAAGACTCAACTTCTGGTTGAGTACACCTTGGAAGTCAAGACCGAAGCCGCTCATGGGATCGTGGCAGACCTTTCGTAATCTGTCTTAACAACAGTACAAGGGATCAGGGGAAACTCTGGTCCCTTTTTCACATGAACATCAACGAAATAGCAAAGCAAAACAATTTCCGTTCACGTAAAGCTCATGCTACGGATAACGGTGAAGTTGTCATCGAGACTGTCCAAGATGTCTCTGGAATCGTTGAAAGCAATAAACGAGAGTTCAACTCGTATGATGAAAGAACTAGGTGGTCAAATCATCTGTTTGGGAATAAAATCGCAAGTATTCCGCTAACGGTGATCGACCAGTTGAACAAGGATGGAATCATGCGCGGATTCCACATCCTTGACCAAAAACGTTTCAAGGCGTGGTTGAACGAACGAGACAATCAAGCCTTTAGAACCCGTCCTGGGAGGATTTAATGCCTTTCACCAGTTTCAGCGATCTCAAGACATCCGTTGCCAACTACCTGGCTCGGACTGACTTGACGGATCAAATTCCAGACTTTATTACGCTTGCAGAGAACCGTCTTCGCAGGGAACTTCGCATCCGTCAGATGCTGAAGATTGCCACTGCATCGACCACTGCAAACGACTCAACTGTTTCTTTGCCAAGCGACTTTCTTGAGTTAAGAGACATCCATCTCAACACGACTCCGATTGAGGCGCTTACTTATTACGCACCAAGCATATTTTTCAGGAATGCAAGGGCAACTGACACTGGAAGACCGAAGGCTTACACAATCACAGCTTCCGAGATTCAGTTCGCCCCGATTCCTGACTCTGTAATGACGGTTCAGTTGCTTTACTACGCAGCACCAACCTATCTGTCATCGACTAATGCATCCAATGTGTTCTTGGCGAACTGCCCAGATGCCTTGTTGTATGCATCTCTTGGAGAGGCAGAGCCTTATTTGATGAACGATGAGAGGCTGTCTACTTGGGCAGCACTGTATCAACGTGCAATTGATACTTTGACGGTTTCTGATGACCGTGGCGAGTATTCTGCACAACCATTAGCAATGACGCTGGCAAAGAGGTAAATCATGGCTGAAATGAGCAACTATCTGGAGAATGCGCTTATCAACGCAACTCTGCGGAACACTTCCTACACTTCCCCAACCACTGTCTATCTGGCTCTGTATACGACAGATCCAACTGATGCGGACACGGGAACTGAAGTTTCTGGGAATGCCTATGCTCGGCAATCCATCACGTTTGGAGCGCCAAGCAATGGGGTTTCTACTAATTCAGCAGCAATCGAGTTTCCACAGGCCACTGGCTCATGGGGAACGGTTGCCTACGTTGGCATTAGAGACGCCTCTAGTGCTGGAAATCTTTTGTATCACACACCTTTGGACGCATCGAAGACGATTGCAACGGGTGATGTGTTCCGAGTTGCAATTGGTTCCCTGAGCGTGACGCTGGCCTAATGGCTGATTTGCTCCCACCGTGGACGATAGACTCACTTGACAATCTCAAGGCGAGTCTAGACGATCTCACGCTAACGCTTGATTCTCCGTTATACGACACAAGCGTTACAAGGTGGGATGCTTACGCATCTGTAAGTGTTACCGCAACTGCGACGGCAGATGGAATCAGGGTTCAATTTGGATCAGGATCGGTGGACGCGAATGCTAGCGTTTCTGCTCAAGCCATTAGAGTCCAATTTGGTGCTGGAGACATCCAAGCAGCAGCAACCGTTGTTGCAGAAGCAATCAGAGTCCAATTCGGTACAGGCGTCATCGAGGCCGTTGCCACGTTTGTTGCAGACGCAATACGAGTCCAATACGGACAAGCCGATGTCTCAGGACAAGCAACAGTAACTGCTGACGGAACAAGGGTTCAATTTGGTGCTGGATCAATCACCGCAGATGCCACTGTTTCATGTTTTGGTGGAATCGTTGCAGGTGGTGTTGCATCAATCACGGCTGAAGCAACTGTCACAGCAGATGGAATTCGCGTAAGGCTTGCAGATGCCTCAATAACGGCTGATGCGACGGTTTCTTGCCTTGGTGGGTTGGTAGCGGGTGGAGACGCTCAAATAACGGCTCTGGCGCTTGTTTCTTGCCTAGCAAATGCCACATTTTCAGCATACGCCTCGATAGCAGCAAACGCAGATGTAAGTTGCATCGGATTCAAGCAAGGTCAGGAATGGAGTCCTGTAACACCTGGAACTAACACTTGGACAGACTCAAGTGCTGGATCAACGTCTTGGACTGATGTTCCTGAAGACGAAACGACATGGACAGACATTACTCCGGGATCTAATTCCTGGACAACTCAAAGTGCAGGATCGACAACATGGAGCAACGTATAACTTTTGGTGAGTGGTTGCCAGATCAGCCTGGAATTGCTGGGGCCTTGCAAGCTGCTTACAACGTCTATCCGCAACAGGTTGGATATGGTCCAATTCCGTCTTTAAGTGATTACTCTAATGCGGCATCAGAAAACCTTATCTCAATCACATCAGGAAAGTTCTCTGGAAGTTCTTATCTTTTCGCTGGTGGTGCTACTAAGCTCTTTAAGTATGACTCTGCAACCCGGAATCTAAGCAACGTCTCAAAAGTTGGAGGCTATTCTGGCTTAACATGGAATTGGGCACAGTTTGGCAAAGTGTTGCTTGCAGCCAATGGTGCAGAGAAAATCCAAGCATGGACTCTTGGGACATCGACTGCTTTTGCTGATGTAGCGGCTGCGGCTCCTATTGCTAAGTTCGTTGCGGTTGTTCGTGACTTTGTTGTTGCGGCGCACATTGCAAGCTATCCAAACAGAGTGCAATGGTCAGACATCAACGATGAGACGGATTGGACTTCTGGTCCTGCAAGCCAATCAGATTATCAAGACCTTCCTGATGGTGGAGACATTCAGGGAATTACTGGTGGAGAGTTCGGAATAATCCTGCTTGAAAGAGCGATTGTCCGAATGTCCTATATCGGAAGTCCGCTGTTTTTCCAGTTTGATGCAATCTCTCCGGTGATCGGGTGCTATGAGGCAGGAAGCATCGCTCAGTATGGAAATCTGACATTCTTCCTGTCAGATGACGGGTTCTATGTCTGTGATGGGCAGTCTGTTAAGCCAATCGGAGCAGAAAAGGTAGATCGCTGGTTCTGGAATGACCTTTCTCCAACTGCTGTATCAGCGATTTCTGCTGCTATTGATCCTGTCAAGAAGGTCGTTCTTTGGTGCTATCCAAACACAAGTGCAGGGTATTCCCTGCTTATCTACAACTGGCAGTTGGCACGATGGTCTTATGGATCAACTGACGCCAACTATGTAGCGAGCACTGCAACGGCTGCTGTGACGTTGGAAGGTCTGGATAACTATTCGGCATCAATTGACGCTCTGACGGTATCTCTGGATGCTAGACAGTGGCTTGGTGGTCGATTGGTATTTGCTGGCATTGAAGGAAACAAGATTGTTACCTTTGAGGGCACTGCGACAACTGCGAAGATAGAGACGGGAGATTTGGCCTCTGGAACTGCGTCCATCGTTAAGCTCGCAAGGCCTCAAGTGGACAATGGATCTGCTTCTGTTTCTGTTGCAAGCAGAGAGATGCTTGATGATCCGATAACATTCTCTACCGCTGTTGCAGCATCCAGCGAAAACAGAGTTTCATTAAGATCGTCTGGAAAATACCACAGAATTAGGGTAATCCCTAGTGGCAACTGGACTGCAATTGCTGGGGTTGATATTGATATGACTCCGAGGGGCAAGCGATGATGTTTCGTGGGTTGCCTCCGTTTGGGGCAGATCCTCGGGTTGTCTCTGAGGTCGTAAACAATCTGTTGCGAGGCAAGTCCAACAACACTGGGCGCATTACGCTAAACACGGGTAATGCAACGACAACCACAATTTATGACCCAAATATAAGCCCTGATTCGCTTATCTTGCTGGCTCCAATGTCCTCTGCGGCATTCACGGATGCCACTCCATATGGGGCTTTCCAGGACTCCACAGACCAAACTGCTGCGTCAACGACCACGGCTTATGCTGTAAAACTTAACACCACTGATTATTCGCATGGTGTATCGATTGCCAGCAACTCAAGGATTACGGTTGCCTCCTATGGCATCTATAACGTCCAGTTTAGTCTTCAGTTCACGAATGAAGACACCCAGATCCATGACATTGATCTTTGGTTCAGAAAGAATGGAACTGACATTGCGAACTCAAACAGCCAATACTCGATTCCAAATAAGCATGGCGGCATAAACGGGCATCTGATTGCTGCACTTAACTTCTGGGCTGAACTTAACGCAAACGACTACATCGAGATCATGTGGTCAACTCAGTCAACTCAAGTTTTTATTGAGCAAATTGGCACTCAGACAAGTCCTACAAGACCAGCAACCCCATCTGCAATCGTGACGGTTAACTATGTCTCAAGCAACGGAAACAATGCTGCCGGGGATTACGGGGTTTATGTCAGCTCTCAGGACTACGGAAGTGCTGTCTTAACTCACTTTGCAAACAGCACAGCAAACAAGACTTATGGTTATGTGGTAATTGGATGAAAGCCTCTTTCATTGAGCC